ATGAATTTGGATTTTGGAAAACAAGTGTTGGGTGGGTCTGGACCAGAAGGTGGACCCCCCGACACATTACCAGAATATATTGTAAATTATTACAATGAAAAAATGTCCAGACATCCTAATGGTATGGACATTTCAAAATTTGATAGTGGTCTGGTAAACATTCCAGATAATACTAAACTTGAGGGTAATAGACAATCCAGCGAATATGTCATACATGATAAAGAATTAATACGGTCATGGTTGAATCTTACTAAAGAAGTAGATGACGATATTGATTATGATAATACTTGTTTTATTCATATCAGGGGCGGAGATTTTTTAGGGTGTCCCATGTATTTAAAGGGTAATTATTATCAAGATGCCATTCGACATATGCGAGATATAAACCCTCAAATTCAATTTAAAATCATAACGGATGATTTCAATCACGCTAAACATATTTGTCCGAGTATTGATTTTATTGGTGGTGCTACTTCAAACGAAGAGGATAAACACAAAGCTTCTCACCATGCTGGAGGACCAATATGGTTGGATTGGTTGTTAATGTATAACGCGAAAAATCTAATACTTTCAGCATCTAGCTTTAGTTTTTGGGCGACATTCTTGGGTTGCGCTGAAAATGTGATTGCTCCTATGTATTGGGCTGGATATACATACAGCGATGGCTATTGGTCATGTGGCGACTCATTAATTCCAGATTGGAAATATCTGAATCGGGATGGTGTTCTGAAATCATATGATAAATGTTTGGGAGAGAAATTATCATACGAAAATATTAACAAACATTATTGGACATGATTTACGATACATTCATCTTTAACAATGAATTAGATTTATTGGAAATAAGATTTAACATTTTAAATGAATATGTTGATTATTTTGTAATAGTAGAATCTAATGAAACATTTACGGGGATTAAAAAACCATTATATTTTAGAGAAAATTCTGAAATATATAAAAAATTTGAACATAAAATAATACATTATGTTGTAGATAATAATGATTCAGAATTATGGGAATTTGCGAGGTCTTCTCCAAATGTTGGCAATGCCGAACATTGGTGGGTTCGTGAATTTTATCAAAAAGAAAATATATTAAAAGCATTCTCGGCAAATGATGATGATCTAATATTTGTTTCTGATGTTGATGAAATTTGGAATCCTGCATCTATTTTTAAAGAAAATAGATGTTATGATTTTGCTAAAGTGTATAGACCTATACAAACAGCATATCACTATTATTTGAATAATAGATCCGATCAAGATATAAATGGATGGGTCGGCACTAGATTTGGTTTATTTTCAAAATTAAAAGAACTTAAAATAAATCATTTTAGAACTGAACGCTTCGCGCCGAGTGTAAGGATTGATAATGGAGGGTGGCATTTTACAAATATAGGAAATAGTAATTTTATTAAAAATAAATTAGAATCGTACGGACATCAAGAATACAATAGGGATGATGTCAAAAATAAAATAGATGAATCTTTGAAATTAAATATTGATTTTTTAGGAAGGGGATTTAACCTCTGGGTGGATGAATCAGATTTACCAGAATATATTATGAAAAATAAAGAAGAATTAGTAAAGAAAGGACTAATGTTGCCATGACAAGAACACAAATTATAAATGCGCTCATTGAAAAGCATGGATATGAAGATTATCTGGAGATTGGTGTGAACACACCATCACAACCAGGGTATAATTGGATTGGTATGAAAGTAAAAAATAAAATTGGGGTCGATCCAAACGTTGACCACGAAGGTGTTTTTAAAATGACATCCGATGATTTTTTCGAAAAAGTTACCCCACAACTTCATGATATTGTATTCGTGGATGGTTTACATATTTTTGAACAAGCTTATCGTGACATTGTAAATTCGTTGAAATGGTTATCTCCAAATGGAACAATTATAGTACATGACTGCAACCCTGTTACGGAGATCACACAGCGTAGAGAACGCGCTTCTGATGCTTGGCATGGTGATGTTTGGAAAGCTATCGTAAAGCTTCGTATGGAGGAAATTGGACTAACTATTCACACCGTTGATACTGATGAAGGATGTGCTATTATTCGTCGTGGTAGTCAAATTCTACTCCCAACTTTTCCCGATGAAGACCCATACGATTATTCATTTCTAGAAAGACACCGAGTAGATGCTTTGAATTTGATCAGTGTTGAAGATTTTAAGAAAATTTATTTGTGAATAATTGTTATGTAAATGTTATTGGTGGCGTGGGTAATCAGTTATTTCAAATAGCTGCTGGCTATGCTTATGCCAAGAAACATGGTAAGAAATTGATTATCAACCCTTATAATTGGTTTGCTGGTCAAGGAACCAATCCTTTGGTGTATAAGGATACAATCTTCAAGAATTTTGAATATGGTAATTGTTTCACTAGAGATGTGATTGGTATTCATGAAAAAAGATTTAATTATGATGAGTTACCATTCCATGAAGGGTCTGTATCATTGAGTGGATATTTCCAATCTTTGAAATACTTCGAAGAATATAAAGATGAATTTATTTCTTTATTGAACTTACCAGAAGTTGATTCAGAAGTTGATTCAGAAGTTGATTCAGAAATTGATATAGCATTTCATATTAGAAGAGGGGATTATCTCAAACATGCTACAATTCATCATGTTTGTCATACAGAATACTTTGAAAAGTTCTTTGAAAAATACAAAGGGCAAAATATTAAAGTATTCACTGATGATCCAAATCATGTAATCAACGAATTTCCGAATTATAAATTTGAAATATTACATTCCGATTCTGATATTAAAGATCTTGCATATATGTCAAAGTGTGATATCGTAGTGGGGAGCAACTCTACCTTTTCTTGGTGGGCAGCTTTGATTGGTGATAAGACATCTTATTTCCCTTCCAAGTGGTTCGCAGATGGTGGAGAAGCGACTGATATTTACTACGATAAAATGATTAAATGTAATGTTTGAAATTAATAAAATATATAATGAAAATTGTCTGGATACTATGAATAGTATGCCAGAAGAATCCATTGATTTAACTGTTACCAGTCCTCCATATGATGATTTGCGAACTTATAATGGTTATTCTTTCGACTTTGAAAATGTAGCCAAGGGGCTTTTCAAAGTCACTAAGAAAGGTGGAGTTGTTGTTTGGGTAGTCGGTGATCAGACTAAAGATGGTGATAAATCTGGAACGAGTTTCCGTCAAGCTCTTTACTTCAAAGAAATTGGCTTCAAATTACATGATGTCATCATTTATGAGAAGAGTGGTGTCTCACCAGTGAAAAATAGATATTACCCTGCATTTGAATATATGTTTGTTTTATCCAAAGATAAAATCAAAACATTCAATCCTATTTGCGATAGACCAAATAAATGGAGAGAGCGTTGGGGTAAAACTCGCCAACGTCGAAAAGCAGACGGGACTATGGGTGAGAAATATGAAAGTAAAATCGCTCCTGAATTCGGTATTCGACGTAATATCTGGAAGTATACGCAAGGAGGTGGTTATGGGTCTGATGATAAAATTGCATACAAACATCCCGCAATCTTTCCTGAAAAATTGGCAGAAGATCATATTTTAAGTTGGTCAAATGAAGGTGATTTGGTATATGATCCGTTCATGGGAAGTGGGACTACTGCTAAAATGGCTATAAAAAATAATAGAAATTACATTGGTAGTGAGATCAGTGAGGAATATCTAAACATCATCAATAATCGCTTATGTTTAACGCAATAAATCATATTCTTTTTGATAAGAAAGGGGAGATGACAAATGAATTGTTGGAAGAATTTTCTCCATACATGGTCACTCGTTACTTGAGTTTTTATGATAAAGATTTGTTGAATTATTCTAATGAAACAGTAAATAGATACTCACAGATATTTGATACGGATGAAGAAGCATTTCGATTCTTTGAAAATGTAATCCCCAAATTGAAAAGAAAAAATATCAAATATATATCTAAAAAAAGAGAAAAATGAAAAGTCTTGTTGTATGCGCCACATATGGTAGAATTCCTTATTTGGGAAGGATGTTAGCATCTTTCTTATCACAGGATTGGGATGATAAACACTTAGTTATCATCAATGACGATAAAAATGTAACACTGCATTGTGATTATTCAAACGTGACTGTTATAAATTGTAACAGGAAAATGACACTTCCAGAGAAAAGAAATATTGGTATTTCCGTTGGAAATTACGATTTAATATTTCCATTGGACGACGATGATGTTTTCCTACCAAACCGAATTAGTAATCACATTTCAAAATATAATAAGAATAAAGCTTATAGAAATATTCCATGTTATCTTATATATGGGGATGAATTTTCGATAGGTAATTCATCACCTAATTCAATTTCTTTCAAAAAAGAAGAATGGTATAATGTTGGTGGATATAAAATTCCAGAAGATGCCACGTCTGTACCCGCAGAAGATATTAAAATTTGTAATGATTTGAATGATCGGAATACTTTATTAGAGGAAAATGATAATAGCAATATTGATTTTGTTTACCATTTTGGTGGTGTCAATTATCATTTGTCATGTGTCTCACATGATACCATAGATAAAATAGCATATCAACAATTAGTAGATATGAAATTGGAAGGTGGTCACTACTGGATAGAACCAGATTATGATAAATTGAATATGATCCACGATTTAGTGCAACACTACAAACTTATTAACACACCGTTTAAGGTTAAGCACGGTGGAAATTGTCAAATATCGATTGACAAATAAATAATACCAATAAATATATTCATGTCGAACGTATCTATTGATGTTTTAGCCCCTCAAAAATCCCACATTGATCTTAGTGATAAAGCACTACCAAGTGATTTTGGTTTGGATGATTATAGTCTATCCAAACTTTTTGACGATGTGATGCTTCTTGAATATTGTGATTTGGTCACAGGGGAAGAAACAGGTGACTATATTCTACGTGGAGGAATTGCAATTCCTGTTGCTCAAGTTCATAATGCTTGGAGAAAAGGTAAAGTCATCCTTAAAGGACCAAACGTGCGATACACTGAAGTTGGTGATATCGTAGTGTTCCCCAATAATATGGGTATTCCAATCACCAACTTGGAAGTAACAGGTCATGGTAAAGTGAAGAACGGTTTGTTCTTGAATGAGCAGCGCATGTTTGGCGTTTGTGATATAAATGCTGAAAAAGTTAAGACGAAGTGAATTGCAAAGATTACTGAAAAGTAATATTTGTGATTTATTAATTGTTCGTAGGCGACCTGAACGCTCACCAGGACGACCTTATATTCGTCAGATGTTATGTACGAACAGTATGGAGATTCTTAATTCTTATAATGGTAAAACGACTTTGAACTTTTCAGGTTCTTTTGACCCCAAAAAAGTTGATGAGCGTAGACATGATCTGGTTGTCACATGGGATATCTTCATGCAGGACTTTAGAAATG